GGCCTTTACATTGGCCTACCGGATTCTCGGCGATGACGTCACGATAGCCGGTAAAGCATTGGCAGATGAGTACAGAAAGGTCTGTGCTGAATTTTCCACTCCTATTAACTTCTGGAAATCGTTTGAGTCGCTTGTTGGACTCTTGAACTTTGCGAATCAGACCTATAAGGGTTCGACTAATGTCTCTCCGGTATCTCTCAAAGAGGAACTTACCGTTCGTTCCGTCTTCTCTCGATTACAGCTTGCAATACGTATGATGAAGCGCGGGTATGGATCTGTGTTGTCCTCCTTTGAGTCTGATATCAGTGTGTTGAATACAGAGGGTACGAACCCCTTGCACACTTTATTACTCTTGTTGTCGACAACGAAGTCTAAGAGTGATCTAGTGTCTATGTATTCTAAGTCGGCTTTCAAATGGTCGGTGGGACAGTGGCATAAGTTGCTACTGGCTCTCGATCCTTTGTCTGGTTCGATAGACTTAGGACTGTGAGGGCCAAAGTGGATGAATTACTTTAGGGCCTTTTCAGACCCGAAAAGTATCCTCTTACGAGCTTCCAATGACAGCGGTCTTCGAGACCATCTTCTACCGGACGCGGAAGATATTGTTGCTTGTATGACCTTAACTAGACAGCTCGCCGAACAGTTGATGAAACTGGCTCGACGATCGATCGCTTCGGCTAATGCCAAAGGGATCTCTCTCTTTAAGGATCTGCTGAAGCTTCGATCAGCTTACGAAGACTATAGTGTTCACTTCTTTTCAAGAGTGGCTAGGAATATCAAGGCCGCGAATGCGACTCCTGGTTTAGTGCCCAATATTCTTAGCACCCCATATGCGATTGGCCGGGACAAGGAATTCGATCGTGATTCCAAGTCAGCGCATGCGAGGTCTTACACTCATATTCACAGACGCTTTCCAGCGCTGATGTATCCTTTAATCAGGTACTCGATTTTAGGATATCCTGGGTTCGAAGAAGCGAAGACGTACGTTGATCAGTACCTCGCCCCAGGAATAGGATTGCTGCGGACTACGCATGTGCGACTGAGTGGTGCTCCTTCTCCACTCCGTCCTACGAACTTGAGCTCGGAAACGAACTATTTTCCTTACTTAGCTCATAAATATCCGCTCCATGTTACCTACACTCCCACACCTCTAGAATTAGAGA